CCAACCATTAAGCCATCAGACTGCCAGTTACCCCATCCAAAGCCTCTCATGTGAGCCTGGTATGAGATTGTGCCGAACTTATCAGTCTTGTTCTGGAATACCCCACCAGCCTTGATTTCTCCGTCGATCGGTTCTGCTTTCTTCTTAACTGGTGCTACCGGTGCTGCAGACGTAATGCCGAAAGCTTTAAGGATTCCTCTTGCCAGGTCATCGATCTGGTTGTTGAATTTCGTAAGATCTGTTTTGTTGGAAATGAAACCATTCTCCAGTAACCGATAGCTGTAGCCTTTAGCAGCTGCACGATTAACATTGGCAAGATGCGCCCTGCCTACAACCTTGTTTGCTCTGCCAGGGAAGAATGTTACGATGAAGTTGGCGAGTGCTGTATCATATGCATCCGGATTATATCCTTCTTTAATAATTACATGACCACCTTTGGCTGTCGATACATTGCTGTCCATATGAAGTTCCAGGATCTGCCAATCCTTTGAGATTTTGAGTGAGCTGATACCTTTGTCGACGTACCAGTTCCGGTTTGTATCTCCAAGAGTAACATTACTTCCTCCGTATGCTACGATTCGTCTTGCAAGTGCCCGAACTCTCTCTGCCTCGGTGTAACCGTATCCAACAGCTCCACTGTCACCGGCTCCGTGACCGGCTATTAAAAATAAATGTGCCATAATTGCTCCTTTCTGTGCGACGTCGCACACTATATAATATGTCAGAGGGCGAATAATCGCCCTCTACTTGCACTGCTGTTTATATAACTGATTTGCTCCTGTCGCCGCTAATCCGCTGGCCATTCCGACCGCAACTGCATCGATCATATCGCCGGCCGGAAAGTCCGGCATTGTGTAGAGTCCGGCAACGCCCAGAACTCCACCACATACAGCCATGATGACCGGAATCCATTTGTCTGGAATTTTCTCATATGCCTTGCAGCCAAGTCCAATTACATAACAGATTGCTACGATCCCTACTACTGTTCCTAATGTACTAATATCCATGCTTAATCCTCCTGATCATGCGCTTGCTTATTTATATGCTTCTGAATCTTGTCTATTGCTTCTGTAACAGGTCCATTACATCCCTGTTCTTTCAAACCTTTCAGACAAGCCAGAATTCCATAAGTAAGCAAACATTGTTCTGATTTCATTCTCTCTATCTCTTTATCCTGCTCATTCTGTCTTAAATACCACTTGTATACTGCGAAAACAGCGGAAAAGATAACCACTACGGCCGTTAATAAGCTTCCAGCAGTAATGATTGTGTTTACGTCTACATACACTCTATGTACCTCGATTCTTTAATTTTGCGCATAAAAATAAGACCTTTCGGTCTTGCCCTGATATGGAATATCAACAGTGTGAACTTCCACACCACCTGTTGAATCAACACCTGAAACTTCCTTCTTTTCCGACCATACACCGAATGTATCATTTTCACCATAGGCTCTGACTTTTACTTTTGCTCCATCCATACCTTCCATGATGAATTCATCCTGTCTGCTTGTATAGAAATATGATTTATTTGTTTCATAAACTTTGGAAGTTCCATCATTCTTAATGACTTCTATCTTATATGATGTGGCATTTTCTACTTTATCCCAACTCACGCACAAATAAGAAAAAGAATATCTTCCCATAGTTTTATTCATATATGTTGCATCCTCAATAATTGGTTTATCAAGAATGCACTTCTTGAAATAATTTTCCACACCTGCACTAATCATATCTTTTGTGCTATCTGGTAATTCAATATCAGGAATTTCAGGCATGTCTATTTCAAGTTTAGGTGTACACGCATTTGCTGTAGAATGCATGCCAATTGCAAACAGCATTACCAACATCAGTGACAATAATACTTTGATTTTCCTCATGATTCATAACCCTTTCTTCAATTTCTTTTCTGTAATTGTGACCACCATAGTTTCACACAGTTTAAATGCCTCTTGTCACTAATAAAGATCCACCAGATAAACCTGATGGTAATCCTGTCAGTTTTCCGTCAGAAATACCAAGCGTAATATTCGTTGCTGTTGGTGATCCGTAAGTAGCTGATTTATAATAATTTGTGCCATTAAAAGCATAGACTGTTGTCGTTTTAGAACCCCACGACTGTTTAGTAGTAGCGTAAGCATAACCGTAGGCTTTGATAGTGCCTGATGCTTTTTTAAACGATACTGTCGGATTCAGGACATCAACAAGATAAGCTTCGCAGTTGTTTTCTGATGAACCTCCCGATGATGCTGCTTCATATGATCCCATTACACCAAGAATAGAAATTCCTTTCTTGATATTGGAAGCAATAATCTTTGCCTGTTCTTCATCACTTATAGCAACTTTTCCCGAACCATTATGATATCCTTTTGGAATCGTATAGCTTTCCGATTTACCATTGATGGATTTATTAACAGCACCGTTGTCAGTCATAGAACCCGTCAGTTTTCCGTCTTTCCCATAAGCTATTTTTCCCGATAAGATATCGGAAGCTACAACCGTTGCGTCGGACGTATTTGTTCCAGAACCAGAAGAAGTGCCTTCGCTCATTTTGACATAATAATATCCATCTTTTAGACCATCATCAGGATAATCAGATGAAACATCAGATGATACATATCCGACAAAAGAACCTTTTCCTTCTGTGTATGTATCGCTTATGTCTAATCGATAGTAATGTTTTGTAAATCCAGAACCATATGCATACGTATTATTTAATTGATACACAGATTTAGGATGCGTTTCTGCGCCTTTTCCTTTGATATAGGCATATCCATCACCGAGTACACCTTTTTCTCCCTTTAAAACAAAATACCCTTCATCTGTCACAACATAGTAACCATACGAATAAGAACTACTGTCAGACGGGCCTGTCGTTCCAAGTTCAGTAGTAGTTATATCCCACACTTTGCCAATGTGCTTTGCCCAGATATATTTACCGTCACCAACGTTTTCAAGCGCGCCTGTTATTTGCCTTCCCGTGGCGTCATGAGCCACTACCCCAGACAGCAAGTTGTTTTCCGAGACAGTGTCCTGAGTTAAGTCAATCAAAACCCTTCCAATATATTCCACTTTGCTTATAGCCATGTTGCATTGCTCCTTATCCGATCGTGACTGTAGTTCCGCCCGCTGAATTCTCCGATTCTGCATATGGAATCGCATTGACAGTAACCTGTGAAAGACAGTTGTATGTCGTATCCGGTAAGATTGTCTGCTGTGAATTTGACGGGGTAACTGTTTTTGCTTGTGCTTTCATTCCTTCGCTACTCGACATTGTACCCTTTACACCGAGGATCGTGATTCCTTCTCGAATGTTTTTAGCGACAAGCTTTGCCTGTTCCGCACTATCAATGGTTACAGTTCCGGAGCCGTCATGATAGCCTTGTGTGATCACATAGCTTTCTGTCAGAGTCTTAATTGTTCCAGTCACAGCACCGTTATTTGGCATCGTTCCGACAATTTTTGTTCCTCTTGCATAAGCCGTTTTGCCTTTCAAGACCTCTGCCACTGCGGCGTTAGCGTCATTAGAATCCACGTCAAATGTGCAAGCACCCGTGACCACCTCGCCGTCTTTTCCGTGAGCCGTGACACCTTCCAACAGCTTGTCCGCTGTCACTGTATCTCCTGTTAAATCAATCAGTGTCTTTCCACCATACACAACTTTATTAATTCCCATTGTTATATCTCCTTTCCAATAAACACTGTTTGTCCGCCTTCGAGGTTGCTCACCTCGAAGATCGGGATTTCTTTTATTCTCACATCTTCTGCAAGATATTTTTTACTCGTTGGAAGACTCTGTTCTTCCACTTTTGGTGTGACCGTGTAGGAACCATCGTAGTAATCAACATCCCCCTGCTCAGTGATACGCTGAAAACATTGAAATTCTGCGTTTAGTTTTTTATCCTTTGCAGAAAAATCGACATCCAGATTTTTATTCAACACACGAAATGATACCTCTAGTCTCATTAAATCACACCTTCCTTCAGAATCCGCCCTACATGCAATCTCATGATATCAGATGCCAGCGCATCTCCGCTCTTCATTCGCACACGTATCTGCACTTCCGCTGGTTTGAACTCCGATTGCTGCAGTTTTAATGTGTCCTCTTGCGATAACTTAACAGTCAGTGTTTTTCCTGCACACGTAAGCTCCGACAAGCTCTTATCAATCACCACTGATTGATTCTGTGATATCGTAACATACGCCTCTGCAATCAGATCTACTTCAAACGGCAGAGCAAACTCAAGTGTCGGTGTAGTTCCTCTTATCATATAATCACCGCCTCACTATTTATCGTTTGCAAGTTCTCCCATTCCGGAATCTTCCAGGATCTCTTTTACCTTATCTTTCAATAATCTTGGTACCTGATCATAAGTCTTCTTTCCTAACATAATCTGCTGTGCCCATAACATTGCCATCATTTCTTTACCTCCTGAATGTTGTAATAATATGAATAAATTTGTTAATAAAGTTACCATTACTGATATACCAACTCTGACATTTCCAGAATACAGCCCTGGAGCATATCCATGCTCTCTTTCAGATCTGCATTTTCTTTCTTAAGAGCCTCCAGTTTGTCTTCTGGCGTCTCGCCGGACTTATAGAGCACTACCCCTAAAATGCCGGCTGTATATTTCACGATTGCCTCCAACTGCGAAAAGTTTTCATAAGTTTCAATGGTTGATTCTCTTTCCTTGATGATCATCTTCTTGGTCTTCATGCCATCCTGAAAGATTGTCTTCAGATTCTCTTCAGTTTCTGATATTGTTTTGATCAGCAGGCTCCCGTCCGGCCGGGTGCTCGCTGACTGGATGGTCAACTCTGTTGCATCATTGAATGTAATTTTCATAATTATGTATATCTCCTTTCTGTGTAAAATAAGGATTTGTCCAACAAAGTTGCTGAATTAAATAAAAATATAACATCCGTAAATTCATTCAATAAGAATATAACTAAAATGATAGGCGGATCAAAAATTGTAACAGCAAAAGCTAGCACATCTGTACAGGTGTTTACCAATTCTGAGATAAATGCAGCGCTTGGCGTAAACGATTCTAATAATGAAAACACGATAGTATCAATGGCTAACGGAGATGCTTCTGTTCAACCAGCACACGTAGGCAGTTCCTACTCAAAAGGCGCATGGAACGCAGTATTTGATCGGAATGCTTATGCTGGCAGCTTTAGAATAAATTATGTAATATTCTATTTCGGAAAATAAGGATTATAATTCTGCGACAATGAAGCCAAGTTTGTGATAACGTCCAATATATGCAGTAGCTGTATTCGCTTGTGCTGACAGTCTTATCTCTATCGTGTTTTCGCCCTCCGGAAGGGTTATAATGTTGCTGTCAAATACCGGCACATAGCTTGTGGATGATGTTATTCCAGAACAACTATCTTTGCCGTTGACATAGACGCTCAGCCTTGCTGTCAAAGTTGTTACTTTGAGAGCACCCCAGCACATTAGGATACATTTTCTGCCATGCCCTGTCGCCTTGATGCTATTAAGTGTCAGGGATGTTTTTGTACTTTTTTCGGCATCCAGATAAGTGGTATATGCGTAGGCATACTTACCAGTCATTTTTTTGCTAATTTCAGCAAGCTTATTGGACAAATCCTTATTTGATCCAATGACTTTAAACATCTCTTTTACTTCTGTAATATTAAGTCCCTCAATAATAACTTGGTACAATGGCATATCTGCCACATAATCGCCGGCCTGAATATCCCCCTCTGTATATTGTGGTGCTGCCGGGTTTGATTCCGACGGTGTTCCCTGTATAACTTTCAAGTCAAGACTTTCTATTCCACTGTCTTGATTCTTTTCGTATCTTGCAACAATCAAATCAACACGTTTCATTCCCTGACTACCATTGGTGATAGTAAGAGAGTCATATGTATTTTTCTTGATTGATGCTGTGCACCCTTGATGCATCAGCACACCGTCTCTGATTTTAATTTCATTGTTGGAAGATACCTCTGCTGCCAACTGCATTCCAGTCCGCAGTACATAAGATCCTTCTCCCACAACTCCAATATTTACATCTCTATCCTGTTCTGATGTTACATGGGGCTTTCCTGTATATCCTGTAATTATTTCCATTATGTCTCTCCTTCCAGTTTATACACTACTTTTTCTTTTCCGGAGGATATTGTCCATATCTTTCGGCCAATCGGTTTCTTCATGCTAATTCCGGTTAGATAATCTTTTCCTCCAACAATATCTCCTAAATCGATATTTCCCTCCAACTTAGTCATGGTCATGTTGTAAGACATACTTGACTTCTTGCTTTCCAGTTCCTTAATTCCATTCTTAATCAGGTCATCTCTTTCTGATCCGCTGCTATCATATATAGCCACAATTTCCTCTGCTCCCTTAAAATATTGCTGAGTCTGCGAAATTGCACCGTTCTGATCAGTGTATAGATGTATAACCAACCTGTCCTTTAAATCCCCTTTTCCAAGGCAAATCAGATGGTTGATTCCGCGCCGGTTATCGTCAGTTGTGAAATTCATGTTATTATCATTGGTCAGCTCATATTCTGATGACAGATCGTTGATTGGAACAGCGCTCACTTTCACATATCCGGCCATACCAGCATCACCTTCTTGGTATCTGATATCCAGTCGATATCCTACTGATTTCAACATCTTAGCCAGTCCAGTATGCAAGGTACAATATCGGTCATATTGATAATTGTTCACTGTAACACCCGTATCTGCAGTAACGCCATAAAAGAGTCCAGGGAACTCAGCTTCAACCTTGGATTTTATAATTGAATTAAGTTCCCCAGATGCTGTTGCGTAATCCTGGCCACTTAATGGCTGTATAATTTTTTTAGTCATCATTCCACGCCAGGTATCTCCTTTTGCGCGGATTACATTGGTACTTGTATCGGTGCTGATTTCTCGGACAATTCCGCCATACTCAGTATCCGGTGAAAATACTCTAGTTCCATATCTAATAGACCCATCCCAATTCCAACGCTTAAGCTCAATCTCAAAATCATTAATACTGTCGGCTTCATCAGCTCCGACTTCGAAATCTATATTTGCACCCTGGACATAGCCGATCTGCCTTCCGTATTGATCTGTTTTGATGAGATCCATTCCGGTACACTCCTTTCTTTGTACACCACAATGTCGAAGCCAAACTCTCCACTCCAATTTATCAAGATATCTCCTGCCGGAATTTCCGTGAATATAGAATTGCCAGTTGCTTTCTTATAAAAAATGTTCTGTTCCGTACCATTAGCAAGTCTTTTTATAATTGTTTTCTTACGTGAATCAATAGCAATGTATTCATGTGCTTCAAGCGTGTCATACACTTGATAGACTTGTCCGGCAATTATGATTCTTGGATTCGCACACGGGCCATAGATAGTCATCTGAAAATTGCTACTTCTGTAATGATCTACATACCAATGCTCTGTTCCGGATAATGGTTTTGAATAGTCATATTGATAATCATATGGGTAATCTAAGAAGTTATAAATTTCCCCCTTGTCTGCGCTATCCGGATAGAAGCTCTTAGATTCTTCCTCTGCCCACATAGGATATGGACAGTAGATACCGAGTTCCATGTCTGTCCAGCAGTTCCTGGTAGATGACACTTTGCTGGACATATCCTTAATATAACAATCAATATAATAGTTTCCAAACCATATACGCCCTGGAGTAAGATTTACAACGTCATACTCAAAGCAGTTTGTCAACTCATCCATCTTGGCTTTGCGTACTTCCAGTGGTCCACGGAATGTTAATGTGATTTGATATGTTTTTGGTTCTTTTTCAAACCCGTATACATCTGCTCCAATTTCCTGATCTGTGGTCATTGGTTTCCATTCATATTCATGGAAATAACCGGACGTTGGTCTCATCCGGTTACCCACAAGATTGTATTCTTTCCCATTAGAGCACACATATTTGATTTCTATCATTCGAATACAACCCCCATATCTCTTAATGCTCGAATCAGCTCTCGTTCGCTTACATCTCCGCTTGGCTTTCCATCTATGATTGCAATAATCGCTCTTAATAATGCAATTAAAGTATCAAGTCGGCTTGACGTCTCATTTCCTGATGTTCTAGAGCTGTTTGCCCCCTGTAAATCATAATTCAAATTCGCGTTTGAGAACGGGCTTGTAGCAATATCCTGTAATTTGGAAACTGCAGAAGTAATGGAAGGAAGCTCTCCTATAATTCCTTTTGCGAATCCAGTGTCAATCATCTCTCCGACATATATACCCCAACGAGAAGGAGAATGGATTCCGAAGAACGACAGTACATTATCCTTAAAACTTCCAAGCAATCCCTTGACAGCTTCCCACAACATATGTCCTGCATTTCTAAGTCCATTCGCAATTCCCTGGATAATATTGTGACCAATAGTCCCCCAAGCAACGTTTGAAAACGCGTTTCGAATTCCAGAAATAATTTGAGGAATCTGAGCTATAAGGCTTGGGATTGCTCGAATTAATCCAGCCGCCAACTTTCCAATAATCTCAATACCGGACTGCAGAACCCGCGGTAGATTCTGTCCAATTGTAGCCGTCATTTTCGCCACTGCCTGAGCCGCTGCAGTTGCAATCTGTGGAAGATTACTAATAATTCCATTGACAAGATTAAGTATTAATTTACCTCCGGCCGCTAAAACAAGTGGTAGAGCTGACCATATCGCATTTTCAAAATTAGCCATCAATGTCGCTGCCATTGCAAGTAATTGCGGAATATTCTGCAATATTCCATTTGCAATATTTGTCACGATGCTAACCCCTTGTTGTAATAACCCAGGTAGATTTGTTTGAATTGCAGTTGTAATCTGTAGCAGCATTCCGTTTGCCATTTCGTATAGCTGTGGCAATGCGGTTTGGACTTGTGTTGCAATCTCTGGCACAAATTGCATTAATGCAGTTGCCAACTGTGGTGTAGCAGTCTGTATAAATGTTACTAACGCCCCTGGAAGTGCAGAAATTACATTCCATACTGCAGGAAGTAAATTCCCAACAAGAAAAGTTGTCATCGTCTCTGCCAGTGCTGACAAAGCTGGTTTTATGTCCATTCCGAGAGCAATTTGACCCATAACATTTTGCGCTGCGGCCTTCATGGAGGCGAAAGAACCGGATATGGTTGTTGCCGCTTCCTTAGCTGTTGTTCCTGTAATATCCAACTGCCCTTGAATTACATGAATAGCCGAATATACATCCGACAAATTGTTGATGTCGTACTTTACACCAGTGATTTTCTGCGCGTCAGTAAGCAATCGCTCCATTTCTGTCTTTGTGCCACCGTAACCTAATTTTAAGTTGTCCAACATGGTATAATTTTGTTTTGCAAAACCTTGATAGGCATTCTTGATATCTTCCATGTTGGTTCCCATTTTATTGGCATTATCAGACATATCAGTCATTGCCGTATCGGCTACGTCAGCCGCTTTAGATGTATCATTACTAAGGCTGGACAAGAGGCTTGCTGAGAAACTTGTGGTTAATTCCATGTAATCATTAGCACTCATTCCAGCTGTTCTGTAAGCATTTGCAGCATTTGCCTTAACCTTATCAGCACTATCCTTAAATAGCGTCTCAATTCCACCAAGGCTTTGCTCAAGATTTGCTCCCTCACCGATTGCTGATCCTAGCGCTTTTCCAATTGCTGCGGTAGCAATAATCCCTTTTAACTTTCCGACTAATTTACTTCCAAATGAAGCCCCCGCCGGTTCCGCCTCTGGGTCTATTGCCTGTTGAATTTTTCCACTGATTCCCTGTGCAGACGGAATAATCTGCACATATGCTTTTGCAAGTTCTGTAGCCACTACTTCTCACCTCCTGTCAGTCGTCTCCACTCATCGTCGAAATCTTGTCCTGTATCAAACGTTTCGATTACGCTTTCTGTAGTTTTCTTTTCTCCCATCAGCGCCTCTACCAATGATTTTGGACGATTAATTCCTTTTGCGCCGTCTGAACTATTCAGCCATGCAATTGCCCTCGTATTATCAGCAACCAGCGCCAATAGTGTTTGGTCTGTTGTAAGTTTTGAATCAGATATTCTCATTCCGATTCTTGAATCATGCCTCAACCCACACGCAAAAGTCCCCACCGTCCGTAACGGAAGGGACTTATAGTCATAAATGCGATATGTTTCTGCAAAATCACAAATCAACGCCTCTTCATCTACGTTGATCATGTGGGCGAGGGCTAAGAGTTTTTTACTTGAGATCCTTTGAATATTTGGGTAATTTCTTCAACCATTTTTGAAGCTGGAACCCTTCCATTTTCCTTTCTTACGTGGTCCTTAAGTGCTTCTATTTGTGCATCTCCAAGGAGTTGTCTGGCAGCCCCTGTAATCTTAGAGGCATCTCCATTATCAATGTCGCACAGGTTTTCCAATAATTCATAATCGTCTAGAGTATCTGGCGGTAAAGTGTACCGAAACCCGCTTTCTGTTGTTCCTGTAATTGCTGCCACTTCATTTTTTTCTGTATTCATCTTACTTCCCTTTCTTTACGATATACTCATAGTGAGTCTGTCCGCTTGAATCTGGTGTAGCCTTGAGTGTTGTCTCATATCCAATAGCTTCGCTGTCTTTATAGACAATATCTGCTACCTCTGTAACTGCTGCCGATGGAATCACAATTCGTTTTAGCGCTTTCTTCAAAATCATGTCGATTACCCAGGCGCACGCTTCCGCCTCGCTATTATTAGCTTTTACTGTGATCCCTTCTTCTAATGTTCCAGTTACATTTTCGTCTCCATATACAGCCTTTAAAACTTCGATATTTGTGATTTCGAGTAACTTATATTTAAAACTGTCTTCTTTGCTTGTTTGCAAATCTAGAACAGTGTCGCCGCCCCACGCCTTCACGTTATCCGTCTCAGGGCTATTAGAATTCGTGATTCCATCTTCTGAACAGTACCCCAGTTCCTTAAACGCTGCATTCAGTTCCGTTTTTGCATCGGTTGGAAGTTCGGTTCCTAATGGTGCTCGATAGATTGCTCCACCAATTTTGGGCTTTCCTGCACTTACATGTTCTGTGTTCATCTTATCCCTCCTAATAATGGACGATATCATATACTGCCTGATACCGATATTTTTTCCTTGCTGTATCAGTGTAGTTATAATCCGTATTAAGCTCACATCTACTGATATCGTCCAATTCGATTATTTCTTCCATTGCTTCTTTTACCCGCTCGTTGAGCGATGCCGCCCCGTACAGGGACGTAGAATAAGACTGGATAGCCAGAGTTGCCCGTTTGATATGGTCTTCTCCGCCAGATCCAGTCTTTTCAATCAATACATATTCATTTCCAAGATCATCCTCTTCTTCCAGCCTAACCGGTATTCCAAGACTGGACTGCAGATAATCCTTAACGATTTTTTCCACCATGCTTTCCAACCGCCTTCAATAATCCGTTATTACCGTCATCTCCGCATACCTTTACAACCGCTCGCGTCTGTGCTACATATGCTTCTGTATCTGATGCACTGGCTATCTTATTCGCATGTTCCGCAAGGATTGCCTGCATTTCCGGGGACTGCATTAACTCTCTAACGCCAGCACGGTTCAAAACAATCTTCGTCTTACCCATATAATGCCACCTGCCATTTTTGATTCCATTCTAACGGGATATTCTCTTCAATGCCTTGTTGCGGGAACCCAATCACTTGCCAAGACATTCCGAAGAAATCCACTCGGCAATCCTGCCAAGTGTGATTGTCTCCTTTCGGAATTGCAATATTGTATACCGCTTTCTTTCCGGTCAGATTTAATGTGTCCAGAATCTCCGTGGTCGATGCCGGAGCTACAAGCACATTCTCAATTGTCACTGGTATCTCTCGGTATAACGGGTGATCAAATTCATCTTTTCCAATTACTGTCTTCTCATACAGTGTTACTGGAATTCCCTTGATCATCGATGCCATAAATATCCATCACCCCAACTCTCTGTCTTCTAAGACCTAGTCTGGATAACTCGGATTTCTTAATGAATAAACCGCCTCCAGGAATCAGATATGTTCCTGTCACAGAATAGCCCAGAGCTGATTGAGACATCTGTGTCATTGGCTCTGTGTCTGTCGATGTCATAAGTGTACGCGCTACCACGTCAACAGTCACAGATTTCGCAACGTTTCGCAACGCCTCATTCTGTTCAATCATTTTATCCAAATCTTTTCCGACTTTGTTGGCTTCATATCTCAGAGAATCCGAGACAACTGTCAGAAGCTGCTCTGCCTTGCTATACTCGGATTCCTTAAGTTCTCGCCACAGAATAGATATATCTTCTAACGTAGCAAATGGCTCCATTATTCTGTACCCTCTTGTGATTTATCTTTTCCAGCCCCCTGGTTTTTAGATGGCGTTTTTTTCTTCTCAGGCTCTTCATCAATCTCAGGTTTCCAGTTTTCACCAGAAACTCTTGTACTCGTTTCGATAATTGCGCCCGTTTTTGTATTTTTATACTTCATACTATACCTCCTTAATTCTTGCAAACCATTCTGGCACCAGGATTCCCCATCCCAGATATACTTCTGCACGGATATAGATCTGACCATATCCTTTTAAGTCTTTTCCTGAGTTGTCCGGATCACCATACTGAATAATTTCCATAGGGATTTCCTTTGAATATCCCCATTTAACCGCTCCCTGGAAGTCTCCAATAATACCGTGGTCTTTCGTTGTTCCGCCAGATACAGTTTTGTTGACGCTTGTCGGGATTCCGTTAAATGTTGCAGGTGATGCTCCAAATGCAAATTCCGGATACTGCTTGATTCCATTCGCTTTGACTTTTGCCATTGCTGATCCGAACGTCTTCGAAAGCGCGAGTCCTGTTACATCTCCTTCAGAACCATCTACTACCGCAATCGCATCTTCCAGATTTGCATCCGGTGTTGCTGACGCATAATCTACAGTTTGCGTAACCTTTGCGTCAAAATGATTGTCTCCAATTACAGCAGATACTGTTCCCGTTCTTGGGTTAATACCATGCATAGCTGCAAGGTCAAGTCCTTTCGCTACTTTCTTCGCAAATCCATCATTAAACGCTGTTAAAATATCCAACTGTTCTTCTTCTGTAGCAATCATAAATTCATCAGAGATTCTTGCACCATATTCAAACTTAACCGGTACAATTTTAACTGGTGCGATAGCAATACCGCCTTCGGTTTTCTTTCCATTTTCTGCGACAATATCAATTTCATTGTCCATAGAAAAAATCATTTCTTTCAATCCATTGAATGGAATCGGTGTCTGACCACATAATGCAGCCAGTGCTGACTTCCCTTTTACTTTTGTAATAAGATCTTTGACCAGTGTAGGGTCAAACATTGTTCCTTTTGATGTTGCCATAATTTTTTATTCTCCTTTCAAACTAGCCAGCATGCCTTTCATTGCTGTCTTTTTGTCATCAATTTTTTGTGGATCTCCTCCTGCAAGTGGAGGAACATCTTTTTTTCTCAAGAATTTTGCCATTGTCTCGGCATCTTTCTTGATTTCCTCTTCATCAGATCCACTTAATCTACCTGCAAGTTCATATGGGATTCCATTTTCATGCGCAATTCTCATCTTGAGAGAACTGGTCTCGTATCCCTTGATCTTACCCTGCGCCTCTTCAAGCTGTTTCTTGTATCCGATGTTCTTTTTTCCATCACCGTTAATTTCCTCGTTCAACGCTGCAATCTGCTGTTCAAAACCATCGGATTTTGTTTTTAGAGCATCATAATCTTCTGCTTTTTTCTTGTAATCATCAAAGCCTTCATATTTTGCTTTCACTCCCGCAATGCGTTCTCCGATTACTTTATCAAGCTGCTCCTGTGTTGTAATTGGTGTAAATTCTGCCATTGTTGTTGCTCCTTTCTCCATTAACCGCTGGGTTGCGTAATATGCAAAAAGACACCCTGTTCAGGTGCCCTTTAACAACTAATTCTTTGTTTTCTTTTCTTGGTTTTTGTCTCACTGCACGCCCAGTATGCAAGAATTATGCTGTCGAGCAATGCAACTTCCATTTCCTCCTTCATTGCCTTGTAGCCAAAACCTCCATTGGTCCCAATCGACCGTTTTTCACAGTTACTTACTACCTGTACCAGTGACGGCTGACCAGAATGAACTATATTCCTCTGATATAATCCCTGTTCGAATGAGGCATTTGCTGCAATGATTTCCTTCACAGTGGGTAGGTGTGAATTCTTTATACCATAATCTTTCATTTCATTTTCCATTAACTGCTGCCCTGATGCGCCATCAATAATCACCTTCCTTGCTTTCCATTCTTTCAAATATGCTAATATCCATGTATCTCCTGCACGTACCTCACGGCAATCAATACATTCAAGAAATATCTTTCCATCGTTTGTTTTAGATGCAACTCCCATTGCCACATTCCCATCTTTGCTGTATTTGATTCCCACAAAAAGATCTCCTGTAAGCTCCGGTGGGTCATCAGCTTTTAGTTCATTCCATTCTGTTGCGCTGATAGCTGATTTCTGATTATAGCGAATCCATAATCCTAATCGCTGGATATTAAAATCAATCGGATCTGAACCGATCTCATCAGTTACAGATCTTTCCGTGAATACTGTTCCTAGAGATGGATTTGTCTCATACCAGGCGTCTATATCTCTTATATCTGTCTGCTCCGGCACTGACCATTCTGCCCACCCGGAGTTAACCGTTTGTCCTTCCAAGGTTGCCTTACGGAATTTTGCGAAAACCGTTCCGGAGCTGACTGGAGTTGGTGGTGTTCCGCAAAATATTGTCTGTGGATTCTTACTATCTGTTACGACATATTTTAATGCGCTCTCCTGATCATCTTGGTACTCTTGTGCCTCATCGATAATCAGTAGATCAAATCCTTCTCCCAGACCGCCTTTTGATGTTCTGGTTCGGAATTCGATAATTCCACCGCCAGCAACTTCCAAATGTTCTTTTCCAAATGCCTTATACGAAGAAACGACCTCGATATTTGCTTTCTTTAGCAAATTCGAAAGTCGTTCCCATGCGCTGTGTGTAGTTGTGGTTCTATGTGCTGTATGTAGGATTCTTTCGCCTTTCTTTAGCCCATACATCTCCCTTATTGCAACAATTTCATTCTTTCCATTACGCCTTGGGACTGAATACCCGAATTTGGTATGTACCCATAACCCCTCTTCGTTTACGGCCAAAATGTCTGACAGAAGAAGCTCCTGCCACTCCTGTGCAGTTCTTCCTGTCGAATTGTAAATATCTATTGCTTCAGCTCCATATGTTGAAGAATAAGGCAGCACGACAGATTGCGTCGGGGTCTGCCGCCCCTTCCTTACTTCTCCCATGTAGCCTCCTCAAAAATATAAGCCACCAGAATAATCTGGCAGCTTATTTGATTTCTATTATATCTTTTATCTCATCTAATGGAATTCCATAAAATACTTTTCCGGCATCTAATTCTATTTCTTCTTTTCCAGATGATGTATCATACTCACTCTCCGTATTAGTTATAATACCTTTAAAACTTTTTCCTCCGACATCTCTTACGATGACTTGTTTACCTATGAATTCTTTTATTTCCTCGTATGTCATAACTCTCACCTCTTTTTACTTGGATAATCTGGAACTATATGCATTCCATCTTTAGCGTAGTGAATCTTAAACACAGATGTCTCTGCACTATTTCCGTTTCGATTATCAACAACTACTCCTATGATTTTATCATTTGTCGTTATGATTTCTTTTGAATCCCAATTACCTTGACTATTATATTTAATAATTCCTGTCCCTGAAAATTCCTTTACAAGCGATTGAATTTCTTCGTTCGATACCGTAATGTAAGAAGGTCCAAATTGTCCTTTTGCTTCCAGACTCTTTTTTCTAGCTTCATACATCTTTGTCCCTTGTCGGTGTATTTCCTGTCGTGATGCAATCTTTTCACGATTTTGTTCCGGAATTATCTTTTCCCGTATATTTCGTATAATCGCATCTGATTCCGGACTTAATCCCTGTAGTTTTCTTTCTTCTATTTTATCAGATTCTTTTTCGTATTTCCATTCTTTTGTCCATACATTTTGCTTTTTACCGTCTCCCGGATAATACTCAACAATGCAATCACAATTATCATGTCTCCGAAACACATCTTTAGGAACATCTGGATATACATATGTTCCGGCTACCTGATTACACCATTCGCAACAATGTCCAGATGATCTCCGTATAATCTTTGGTCTCAATCCAGCTTTTGTATGAAAATCTGCATTTTTCTGAACAGTATCGTCCATTGCTTTCTGAACCAAATTCCGTACAGGTGCATCGAGAATCCATTTCACATCGTCGAAATATTCTTCACTTGAAATCCGATTTACAATACCGTCTATATTATCCTGTTGGATTTGTGCTCTTATTGTTTTAATTCCAATGCCTGCTGCTTCGTTCACGATCTGCTGTACAATAGCTGCATTATCTGCCACCATCTCATAAGCTCCCCTCAACGTCGGGTCCAATACTCTGGAAGCAATGTTATAATACATCTTTCCATCCGGCAATATATCAGATGATAAATTGTCCGAATATGATTGCGCTAAGATTTTCCCAATCTCTTGTGCCACCTCGTTCGCTTGGCTGTATGAAGTCTTACCTCTCTGTGCCTGTTTCTTGAAGTTTTTAATGATGCTGCTCTTTTCAATATCATGATAGAATTGTTTCTGTATCTTCTCCAAAAGTCCTGGTGTGATGTCCTCCATAGTCTACACCTCCGGAGTTACTGGCAGATTGCTCATGTTAATTCCAGTTAAATCTCTTAAGTTATCTGCATTGAAATATCCTGGCACTGCCTGGTTAATCTTAATTGCTCCATCCCCAATATTGGACAGCATTGCTGCATCTGGTTCAAACACTGGCTCCCAGATTGGTGTAGTCATATATACCTGGTTCCGGTAATATTGATAATCATCACGTAGGCACGCAGCCAGATAGCCAACATTCAGAAATCCACTGCCAAATGCTCGCTGTGCTTTTCTTGCTGTCAGTCTCAGATTCTCGTGTGATGCCTTGATTGCTTCCTGGCTAGCCGGATTCTCCGTTGCAAATCCTAGATCATCTAATGTCAACCCAGTCTCTCCAGCAAACAATGCAGCAAACATTTTAAGCTGATCTAGATGTGGTGCCATAGACTGCTGCTGGAACTGTCCCAAGGTTGGCGAACCTCCGTCCTCGTCCTTATCAAATTGCAGGAGGCTTGATACGGTAGCTTTCCACTTATCCATCTGTTCCGCATCTGGATCCAGACCAACTACATATTTTTGTGGAAATGAGTAGAACTCGGCTGTAATCTCAGACCGCTTCAAGGTTCTCATGGCCGATTCTGTGATTGACATACATGCCCGGCTGATTCTAGAATGTCCAAATGCTCTCTTAGCATCTGGCCGGAATATAATTGGCACTAATAATGGTGCTGGCACATTCTCTTCAAAAAGTTGATCCGGAATTCCATTTCTGTATATTACCGTCCACCCTTCCACAAAATAAGCCTCTACAGTCGCTTTTCCGTAATCGTCACGTTCCAGAACCGCATAGCCTTCCGTAAGAAGATTCGTGATTGGATTAATAATGCCAGTTGCATTCGCCCCATCAATTACCTGCAATCTCGGGAAATCATCTTCTCCCTTCGATATATATATGAAACAGCAGGAAGAAATCAATGCCGACAACGTCGCAGAATCGTACAGAATATCTGGATTGTTCATCCTAAATATCCCAGTCATGTCAAAATTATCGTCACGGAATCCTCTGAATTCAAGCCTATCCGCAATCGAATCTACAGCTTTTGCATTCCAGCCAAGTACAGCCTGCAACCATTGTAGGCTGGGCGGCGTAGCGATCCCCATGTCCCGTGCTATATTTTTCATCTCATAGAATTTATACCGCCTTAAGACTCGGCTTCGCTTTCGATTCAGCTTTTTTCTCATGTACTCTATGCCTCTGTACTCTGCCATTTATTTCTCCTTTCTACGCTATTTTTTTCCGGCGTGTGTTTTTTTTCGCAGTGACGGTGTGAAGTCCGCGCGCGCCCACGGTGGGGGAGGTATGCCCCCTGTCCATTAAAATTATTTAGGTCTATAATCACTCCAATTGAATGTATGTGGCAGTACACGGTTCCCTAATATTTCATCTTGCTTTGTCACACTGTTATCTATCAACTTGTCGCTCTTCTGTCTATTGCATGTCCAGTGCGCCAGTTGCATATTGTCTATATCACTCGGATGACCGCCCTTAGCAATCGGGATTATATGATCAATGCAAGGTGATAGCGGATGCGGATACTTTAAAGAAAAGTCTACTGGTTTCCCACATATTCCACACACGGTCTGTGTTGCATATATTTTCTTCTTATTCTTTTCAAACGCTCCTCGATGAGTCCCATCTTTATCCGGTCTATTTCTTTTCATGTATTTCACGTTTCCTTTATAAGAAAAGACATCCGATATGCCGGATGTCTTCGTTGAACCTGTAATCGAGCCGACGGTTTTCCGCCTTTGGCTCAAGTATTATTGTAAATGAGAATCATGGGAATTACGGGACACTTTTAAAAAGTTTTCAATTCTTTTTCCAACTCCACTTCTTCCCATATGTACTCGCTTTCCAACTTCTCGCAATGTTACATTTTTCCTTCCGTCAATAAAATAGATCCTGAAAATCCGGTGAGTTATGCTGTCTTTGATATCATCTACAAAACGTTCTATCTCCTCACATTCTTTCTTCAGTCTTTCTTTTCTCTCCATATCACGAATTTGTAGCCGCTCATACTTTTCAGAATCAAAACCCGTCACACTCTGTGGCATCGGATATCCCTTGCTGTAATCGAATATAACATCATTCCCGATCATCGTATCCGATTTCCATCTATTATTAATTGCATAGTCAAGTTCCAGTATTTCTGCCTTATTGCTCCTGTATGACAGTAGTCTTTCCTTTGTCATCTGTTCCAATAATATCTGCTCCTTTCCCCATACTCTTTCTTTAGCCCTTACCACAATGCCTGCCTTCGTTTTCTGCCTTTTTTGTACACCGTGCATTCTGCTGCCGGCATTCCTCTGCTATGCCCCTCTATTTCAATATAGCTACAGTTCCCAACCTGATCATGTCTTCCACGATATACACAGGTCTTACACAGGTGTCTATCCGCATTGGGACCGTCTTTCCCTTTGTTGTAGCCATCTTTCTTTCGTCTTCCCGGCTTTCTTCCGAGCATCTCTTCTCTGATTCCGGCCAGTCCGATATATTGAATATAATCTCGTACTTCCCAGTACTTTAATCCGGTAGTTTCTGCTATTTCTTTATTCGTTTTTTTGTCGAGGACCATCTTTCTGATGATCTTCGCCTGTTCTGTGCTTACGTCTTTCAACGATGCTCCTTTCTCCGCC